TTCGCTATCAGAGGCAAGTGGACCCGAGGATGCAGGTGCCAACACAGTTCCGTTCACCGTATCGGGAATCGGAGCTTGCTCCTGTCGAAGAGGAGAAAGTTCGCCCGCTGCGAGAAGGCATGGGGCCGTACATCGTAACTGGGGATTCGGTTATGCGACCGGGAGACCTGGATCCGACTACGGCGCTTCTGACAGCTCTCACTCTGATGTACGGGGAGCTACAGATTCCGATGGAACACTTGGGTCTAATGCCCATGCGTTCCTTCGACCGTGGGACACATCCGCTTACAGCGCCGCGTTCGCTGCAACGAGAGATGCTACAGGTCGTCCGGAAACAGGGACAAGGCCTTATGCTATGGATGCGCTTGTACATGATCACATCGATCCTGTTGCTTATTCTGGCGCTCCTTTCTTCCGTCGCAATGGCGAAGTTCTTCAGGCCGGAATGGACTTGGCTAGTCTCATTCTGGAAGGGAAGCGCGGGTTTGACCCCTATATGGGTGGTCGCCGCGTTCAGCCTGGGCTATCTGGTCCAAAAACTCGGCTCATATGGATGGCGCCGTTGCCTACGACTATTGTTGGAGGCATGTTTTCAAAGCCTATCGCACACGAGCTCGAACGAAAGAGACCGTTCGCGTGGGGACTCCACGGAGTGGAAAAGGCAGCGCTAGTTGCAGCGCTACAATCCCGATTCAGGTATGTCTATAGCATCGATTTTTCGCGTTTCGATTCTTCGGTGCCAGCGGTAATGATCGCAGATGCGTTCAGAATCGTTAGACCACTACTTGACCTGACAGAGGATGAAGAGACTGTCTGGGAAAAGTACATCAACGACTTCATACACTCGAGGCTAATCACCGAAACTGGTGAAATCTTTCAAAAGCATAAAGGCATTCCATCTGGTAGTGCTTTCACTAGCATTATCGGGTCAGTAGTTAATCTACTGGTTCTTAATTATGCCTGGACACGTGTTTCGGGACACGCGCTTAAGAAGGACAGGGTGTTGGTGCTTGGTGATGACGCGATCGTGGCTTCAAATTCAAGATTGCCTTTGGATGAGCTAGCACGTGCGTGTTCAGAACTAGGTTTCACCCTTAGCGTAGAGAAGAGTCAAATCGCGGACTCTTCAAAAGAGAGTGCTGACCCTTATACAAATAGGGTCAACTTCCTTGGGCACTATTGGGTACACGGTTACCCCCGTCGACCAATACATGAAATTCTACTGCGCATGAAATACCCAGAGCGGCATAAATTCCGTTCAAGACAAGAGTCTCTAATGCGACAGTACGCGTATCTAGCGGATGCACGTGAAGCGTGGCAAATACTGAGGTGGCATTATCCACATTCAGATACAATGCTGATGCTAACACATGCATTGGATGACATAGGTGCAGATGGAGTCGTAGTTGCAGATTATGACCTTCCAGGTCAGCTGCGTCTTGCATTGAAGGTATC